AGTCGTCCGTGTCCCCGACATACACAGGGACACGGCGCCCCCCGACATTAAAGAAATCCATCACAGGGCTTCCCATCTGCTCGGGCAGCGTGACGGCGGAATCGATGATTTCGTCCAACAGCCACAACAGGTCGGGGTCTTTCAACTTCCGACGGACAATGCTTTTCAGCACCGCGTGACTGACGGATGGGTAGAACTTCCGCAGGTCGATTTTAAGGCAGTACAGGGGCTTTCCGTCATGCTTGCGGATAATCTTATCGACATAACGCGCACAGCCCTCTATGCCCCGTTCTTTCACGCAGGAAAAGGTGTTGTGCGTGAATGTCCGTACCCATATCGGTTCAAGAACATTCATTATGGCGTGGTGGACTATCCTGTCGGGATAGTACGGAAGCCTGTATATTATGCGTTCTTTCGGTTCGTGGATCGTGAACACATCATACGGGGTGGTTCTGTATGTTTTGGTTCGCAGAGCCTCATGCAAAGCCTGTATGTTCGCTTCACGGTTCTTATCGTGACAGCGCACCCCGTAAGTCGAGGTCTTCCCACGGCGAGCCTTTTCATCGGCAAGCCGCAGGTTCTCGACGGAGATTATCTGTTCGTATAAGTTCCCTATACGCTTCATTGCTTTGCTTTTCTTAATCGGGGCGTTCGAGGCGTTCACAACAGCGTGACCGTCCTACCAACCCCTTTCGGGTTTACTTGAAATTTTTTACCAAGAGGTAAGGCTGCCGTCCTCTTTTCGGCTGACAGGCGAACCTGTCCTCCGTCAATCTTTACCAAGCATAGGTGAGAGCCGATGTTCGCATTCGTATCCGAGGGGGTGTTATTCGAGTTCGCATAGACGAAGCCTGCATTCGCACCGTTATTCGCGTTACCGCTGAACAGGACACCACAAGAACGACCAACCTGTTTTATCATTTTGTTATACTCTTTGCTATTTGATGTAAGGAGGAGAGCAGCCCACAAGGGGCTGCCGCTCCATGCGGGGGTTCGTTAATCGAGGGTCGGCAAAAAGCAAAGGCGAGAACCGAGGTACGCATTCGTATCCGAGGGGGCGTAATGCGAGGTCGCAGAGACGAAGCCCGCATGCGCACCGTCATACGCGTCACCGCCGAACAGGACACCACGGGTAGCCTTGCCACTCTCAGGGATGTTTTGATAGTTGTAATCGCACAGGTAGGTGGTTGAGCCTCCGCCGACAGCAGCCGCGATAATCTCGCCGCCCTCACCGAAGATATGCTCCTTGCCGTACCCGTCAGCGCGTGCTTGGTTGCCGACGTGAGAATATCCGTCGCCGATTAAGGAAGCGAACTTCGCAGGGTCTTTCGCAACGAAAACCTTGTGGAGATTGGTGTCGCTCGCTGCGCCCGCCTCGACAAGAACGCCGTCCGTCCAATGAAAGATATGTCCGAAAGGAATCTCTATGCCCCTGTAACGGTTCACATAGGTCGATAGGAAAAGAGCGTCGTCGCCGTCACGAACTTCGAGGGCTTTCACGCCGCTGCCGTTGCCGAACTCGTCTGTGTATCCGCAAGGGACAAACGGGCTGTTACCGTTGAAGTTGCCCCAAGATGACCAAGATGTGTTGCTTACGCCGTCGCCGAGACCGCCCTGTGCGTATCCGCTTGCATCCTTGGCTGCGTTGTACGCCGCCTGTGAATTAAGTGTCGCATACTCAACGACAAACAGCCAATAAATGGCTTTCTGTGAACCGTAGGTATGGCAGTTCCACTTCGTTGAACCCGACTTGCGGTTGCGGGCATAGTTGCGGTAGTTAGTGAGGCTGATACTCGTTGCGGGACGACCGAGGGCTGTGCGGTAAGTGCCGTCCCAATCGGACTGATTGTTACAGCCGCGATACTCCGCTGTGTTGTTGGCGACGGAGGCGAGTTTGTTCACGCTGCGCTGAACGGTGGCTTGGTAAGCCGATACATAACGCTTCGGGACGGCGTGATAGCCAGGCAGGGGGAGTTCGCTGATCTTGACGCGGCGGACTGTTCCCTCGGTTTCAAACTTGCGATAGTGGAGGGGGATTTCAACCATAACCTGTCCGCGGCTTCCGTCGCGTGTCTGTCCGCGCCAATCTTTCGGGTCGAGGTATTCAACGACCTCGCCGTCATCGTTGAGCAGACAGCCTTTCATACGGTTTTGGATAGGGAGAGCCTTATGGAGGTCGGTGTTGCCGATACGGGTGCAAGCCGCGCTGCTGACAGCGGTGTCAAACTGCACGCCGTACATACACTGTTCCTCGAGGTAAGGGAGGAGGGTGGCGAGAGCCGCTTTCTTGCTCTCACCGTTTTCAAGGACTTCGCAAATCAGTTCAAAGGGATTCGCGTCCTGTACTTCGGGCAGGTCGGAAAGACGCTTGCCGTTTTGAAACGCCTCGATAATCTCTTCGAGGATAGTTTCCTGTTCGGGAGTAAATGCCATAGTGTTGTACTTAATTTAAGAATTTGAATATTGATGTTCCGTTGTTACGCGATATGAACATAACAGAGTTGCTCTTGTTCAGTCGGAGGTTCTTCGCTTTCTTTCGGCGTGTCGCCCACGCCCGAATGCGCCGAGCAATAGTCAAGGCGAGGGTTATCTTCATATCTTACGCCTCCTCTACATATTCCCCGCTGCCCCAATAGAGGTCACAGGTGGTTAGCAGGTCGTTGTCGGGGGCAATCTCCTTGATTGCGAGCGGCGACCAATCGTTGAACACAACAGGGGCGGCGGAAAAGTCGTCGTCCTGCTGACACTTGACAGACAGCACGGTGTCAAGCGTCGAAACCTGCGTCTTCGGTCTTACGAAAACCGTAAACAACTCCCCGTGCGGGAGTTTGAAGCCCGACGATAGGTCGGTAATTTGCCCGTGAGCGACAATGCGCCCTCCGTTCATCGCTTCTGTGATGTAGCCTTTCTTTGCCATTTCATTGATGATTGTTTATGATTGTGAAACTCTTATGTAAGACGGAAGCCACCCGCCTGTGTGAACCGTAATGAAGAAGCCGTGTTGAGCCGACACGCGGGGGCGACAACCTCCACTGGTATGCTCTTGGCGAGGGCTGTTTTCAGCGTCGGGACGATATGCACCGTGCTGATACCGCGACCGAGGACAGTCACGCGCCCGTCGGGGGCGACAGAGACGCTGCGGTTGTCGCTGATAAAGACGACATTCTCCGCCACGCCCTCGGGGGTGAGGTGCGCCTTGATGAACAGTTCCGCAAGGTTGCCCTGTGTTATGCGCTGTGGGGCTGTAACCGTCAAGCCCGACGGGATAAGGCTCTCAAACAGGGCGACGATAGCCTCCCGTGCCGTGTCTGTCGCCTTCGCCGCTGTGTTGGCTGCGTCTGCCGCCGTTGTAGCGTCCTGTGCTGCTCCGTCCGCCTCGTCCGCTGCTCGGTCGGCATTGTCCGCTGATGTGTCAGCCGCTCCTGCCGCTGCGACAGCCTGTGCCGCTGCTGCGTTTGCTGCCTGTTTTGCGGCGTTTGCGCCCTCCGCTGCGGTGTTGGCTTCACTTGCCTTGCTGCTCGCGTTCTGTGCGGCTGTATTCGCCGCAGAAGCCGCCTCCTGTGCAGCATCCGCTTTGGTGTTCGCGTTGCCCGCCGCTGTGCTGGCTGCGTCTGCCGCGTCCTGTACGAATTCAAGGCTCACGGCGACACTTCTGTTTTGGCTGTCAACGCCGATAGTGAACAGACCGATAAGGCTGCTCACTACGGGGAGTTCCGATATTTTTATCTTCTTCATTGTTGTAATATATTGAATATCAGTTATTAAAATGCATAAATCCGTTACTCGTCAACCTCATAGAGGCTTCGGTGTTCACGAAACGCAGGGGTCGGTTAAGCGAACCTGTTCGGGCGGACATTGATCGCGTATTCGTCGTCCTCGGTATAGACGGCGATACCGTCCTCCGTTGCGAGTATCATATCCTCGTCATCGAGGCGGAAGCCGCCTGTGAAGACAATCGTCAGCGTGAACTCCAACCACACGCGCCCGACAGGTGAGAAGTCCTTGACGCTGCAACTCTTGTAGTAGAACGGGAACTCGGCTTCGAGGGCTGCGACGGAAAGGCTTCGCTCCTCGGGTTGTGTGAGGTCGTGAAGCAGGGCAAGGTAGTTTCGCCACATTTCCGACAGGCTGTCAGCCCGCAGGAGGCAGGATAGTTTCACATCCTTGCTCTTGTAGTGTACCGCGCCCGCGCCGTCGTACTGTGCGCCGCCCTGTGAGGCGATGTTCCGCAGCATAGCCTGTTTGACCGCCGCGCCTTTCATCACCTCGTCGAGGCTTCCCTGCAAGACCCTCACGCCGTAATCCGTCAGCGGGATGTCATCAACGCAGTAGTCCTCGGAGAGAGGAACGCCGCCGCCCGTCGGGGCAGCGTAGGTGTAGTTCAACAGGGGGAAGTCGTCCGCGAACTGGACGGACAGGAAACCGAGGATGCGCACCGTGTCGAGGTTGCTGTGTGACACGAGGCGGAGGTTGAATGTCCGCCCGATTTCCTCACAGCGGAAAGTGTGGTAAGCCCCGTCAGCGAGCAGCGCGAGGAAGTCGTAATAACGACTGAAAGCCCCGCTTATGGCGAACTTTATCGTCAGTTCACGGGTGTTCAGCACGGGGGCTTCAAGGTCAGCCTCTATGCCGTCCTCCTCCTGCCAATCATTGCTCTTGACGGTCTTCAACGGCGGCAAGGCGAGGAGTTCGTTCCACCCCCCGCTGATGACATATACCCCGTATTGCAGGTACACATCGTTGCCGTCGATATAGAGTTTCCCGTTCATCATAGGATCACAGCGTTTTCGGATGTGTTCTTGATGCAGACACAGCCGCCCTCAATCTTCGTGAAGCACACAGCCCAACGGGAGGCGTTCACAACAGCCTTTGCGCCGTGAAGCAGGATAACCTCGTGTCGGCGGTCGTTGGTGTCACAATTCACGGTGGCGGTCGTCCGCCCTATGAGGATAGCCTTGTCGGGGTTCGTCAGCGTGATGTTGCCCGCGTCAATATAAATGCCGTGCCGCTCGGGGTGCAGGGGCTTGAACAGGCGGAAAGTCGCCGTGTTCGGGAAGTGGTTGTTCATGCAGAACTCTATCCCCTGCGGGCTGCGGAACAGGCTGACAAGTGCCTCGAAGTCCTCCGTCCCCCTAAACAGGTCACAGCAGCCCAACTGCCGCGCCTGTGCGTATATCTGCTTGATTATTGCGTCTGTTTCCATATATCGTGAGTGTTACTTGATTTTAATGCCTTTCAGCACGAGGTCGTTCAGCGTGATGCGCACCTCCCGTATGTTCGTTTCAACAGCGGCGAGTCGGTCTGTGTTCGCCTCGATATTGAGGACGCTCTGCAGGATAGCCGCCGTGTTTGCGACAAGGAGTTTGGTGTTCTCGCTGATGCTGTATGTATGCCCCTGTACGGCGGTCATACGCCCGTTCAGTTCATCGACGCTCTCCTGTGATGCGGTAGCGATACCCTCCTGTGAAGCCTCGCGGGAAGCGTCCGCCGTGACCGTGAACATATCTTTCACGCTGTCGGGGAGGTTGTCCCAAATGACACGGAAGTCGTCACCGACGGCGTTCAAATCAGCCGCGAAGCCCGCCATACTATCGATGATAGCCTGTGTCCCCGCGAAGTTCCCGTCCTTAAACCACTTTGCCTTGTACTTGTCGAAAATCTCACCGAGCGGTTTTTCAAGGTATTGACTTACGAGCATTCGCTTAATGACGTCAGCGACGATGTCGTTCACCTTGTCGCCCCACGCGGCGGCATAGTCCTCGCCGTCTTTGAAAGCGTCGAAGAAAGCGTCCGACAGTTCCTCCGCGATGTCCGTCGCGCCGCCGCCGATGATGTCCTCCACGAGGTCGTTTATCAGTTCAACAGCCTTGCCTCCGAGTTCCTCAATCTTCTGTTCGTACTCCTTGATAGCGTCGCTGTCGGATTTCTTCTTGCTTCGCTCGGTTTCAATCTGCTCCTGTATCAACAGTTGCTGCTGCGCGTAATTTTTCAGCGCGTTCGTCGCATCTTCGTATTTTTTTGCGCCGAGAGCCTTGTCAGCGGCATATCCGACATTGGCATAAGCCTTGGCGAGAGTCTCGGCGTTCTGCTTCATTATCTCGGTTTTCGAAGTCTGTATCTGATTTAAATTGGTGTACAATTCACCATGCTGAATCAACTGCGCGACTGTCTTTGAAAGTTCCTGTTGGTAGTTCTTGTATGCTGCCGCTACATTATCGGTCGCAGCCCCGTATTCCTTCTGCAGGCGTACGAGGTTTGCATTGTCAATCTCCCATTGCAGTTGGTCGATTTGCCCCTGTAAAGCCTCGATATGCTTCTGCTTGGATTCGTCGCTATTGAACATATTGACTATCGCCATAGCGATTGACATCGCCGCTGAAATCACTGTAAGGATAACAGAGGCTTTCTCCATTGTCGAAATGGCTGTCGCGCCCGCAGCCGCCGTCCCGACCATTGTCGCAGATGACGAGGTAACGAGCGTCACGATACCGTTCACCATTTGGAGTGTGGAGCCTGTTATGCCCCCGACGGTCTTGATAATGTCACCCGCCACGCCTCCGACGGTGTCGCCTATCTCCTTAAACGAATTGTTGCACTCGTTCAGCGTTGAGTACAGGTCTTCCCATTCCTTGATGGTGCGCTTGCCTGGAGCGGTGCTGTTCTGTGCGCTTGATTTGTTCACAGCAGCCTGTGCCTTGCTGACCTTGGCGCGGGCTGTGGCTATCTTTTGGCTGTTCTTGTCGCCCGCCGATTCGAGTGCTTTCAGTTCCTCCTGCGCACGCGCAAGCACCTCCTCCAACTGTTTTAGCGACAGGTTGGCAATCTCATCGCACCACGCTTGATAACTCTCCTCGCGGCTCGCAAACTCCTCGTCAACAGAGTTCAACGCCTCGTCGCGCTGGTGTTGCAACTCGGACAGGTTGCCCTCCGTGACACCCTCTTTCAGCCCCTTGCTCTCGTCGCCGTCAACATACAGGGCGGCGCGGCGGATATTGTAATCATTTTCAATGGCTTCGCGCTGCTGATAATAGTCACGGATGTCGGTCAACATTTCGTCGAGGGCTTCTTTGTTCTTCTTGACCTGCATATCCTTTGCCGCCTTTGCTGTCGCCTCGAGCAACGCCCGCTGTGTATCGGACAGGTCGGCTTCGGTTATGGTTGCCCTGTATTGGATTTCCTCCTCCTTTGTCGCTTTCGGGTTCGCCTGTCGCCACTCCAAAGCCTTGTCGTCTTTGAGTTGTGCCAACATCTGTTCCCGACGCTTGTCGTTTGACAGGATAAGGCGGTCATATTCGAGTTCGTTTTCCTTGATCTGTTTGTCGTACCCCTCTTTCATCCCGTCGATAGCCGCCTGTCGGATTTCGAGTTCGGCTTCGCGTTCCTCAATGGAGCGGGCTTTCGTCCTTTCGGAAATCTTATCGGCACGCTCGGCGGCAGCGTCGGCTGCTTTCTGCTTTTCCTCGGCTGCTTTCTTTGCGGCTTGCTTCTCCTTGTCCGTGAGTTCGACGGTCGGGTTTGACCCCGCTGTTTTCAGCGCGGCGGTGTACTCGTTTTCGACGGACTGAACTTTCTTTGCATACTGTTCAATTTTCGCGTCAAGGTTAGACAGGATGGCGTCGTTCTGCATAAGGGCTTTGCGTGCTTTCGCTGCGCCCTGTTCAGTATAAACCCACTTCCCACTGTTGTCGACATATTCGTTGCCTGTGCGGGCATCGTGGTTCATGGTGTGAACTTCCGACCCCGCCGTAATCTTCCGTTGCTGTTCCTCCAACTGCAACTGACGCTCGACGCGCTTAGCGTATGCGTCCTCGAGTTTGCTCTGCCATGCGGCGGCTTCCGCGCGTTTCTTGAACGCCGTCATCATCGCGTCGGTATTCTTGACAAACAGGTTCTCGGCGGTGTTTACATTGCCGACGCTGATACTGAGTTCCTTGAACTTGTCCCTGTTGTTCTTTATCCACTCTGTCTTTTCGTGGGCGGTCTTGCACTTCTTGTACTCGGTCTGCAAGGCTTTGTACTGTGTCATCATAGAGGCGGCGGCTGCACCGACCTTTGATTCAAACTCCTGTGCCTCCTGTCTTTCACGGGCGATAGCGTCTGCGGCTGCGTCCGTCTTGTCGCGGAACAGGACAAACGCGGAGGCGGCTGCAGCGACGACACCCAAAATCAAACTGATAGGATTCGCTTTCGTCGCCATATTGAGCAACAGCATAGCGTCCTTTGCTGATGTGATTGTTTTTGTCAGCGACAGAAACGCCTGTACTTCGCCCCAAATGGCTGCCATCTTATGTGCCGCCGCGACAGCGATGACAGCGGCTTTATACGCCCCGTATGCGCTTATTACGACAAGGAGCGTCTTCCCGACGGCTTCCCAATTCTCGACAAGGGAAGAAACGACAGCGAGGGTGTCGCTGATAACGCCCTCGGACTTCTTCCCCAATTCGTTGAACATCTGTTCTATGCTGTCCTCTATATTGGATATTTGCCCTGTGATAGTCTTTGACTGCGCCTCCATAAGACCGCCGAACTTGCTGCCCTCAGAGGTGAGCGATTCAATGGCTTTCTTCACCTCGGGGAAGCCGACCTTGCCCGCTGTGACAAGTTCGCCGACTTTCTCCTTTGTGACACCGAACTGTTTCGCGAGTTCCTCTGTGAGCGGAATACCGCGTCCTGTGAACTGCCTCAAGTCCTGTGTAAAGAGCCGCCCCTGTACCATTGTCGTTCCGTACAGGTATGCGAGGTCGCCGATAGGGATAGACAAGCCCGCCGCGATGTCACCGAGGCGGATAAGGGTTTCATTGACATCTTCCGCCTGTACGCCGTATGCGAGCAACTGTTTTGAAGCCTGTGCAATGTCGGACATCCCGAAAGGGGTTGTGGCGGCGGTCTTGATAAGTTGGGACATCAGCGCGTCGGCTTTCTCTTCGCTGCCGAGCATCGTCTTGAAGCCCATTTCGAGTTGCTGAAACTCACCGCGCACGGTGGCGACATTCTTGACAAAGTCTTTCAGCATAACGGCGGAGAATACTCCCGCCACCGTTTTTCCCAATTTGCTGAATGTTTCATCAAGACGCTCGCCCTCCTCGTTGGCTGCGTTCCCGATACCGTGCAGGATGTTCTTCGCTTCCTGTGCGCCGTCGCGGAGGCGGCTGTTGTCAAGCCCTGTGCAGTAGTATATCTTGCCCTTGTCTTCCATTATGCTGTTGGTGTTTTAATCGAAACTGTCGAATATCTGCCGAACTCGCTCCCTGTTCCTCGGGTCGTCCGCCTTGACGACTTCCTGCTTCTTGTCGGGGCTGTTCTTGTCGCGCTTGCTCTCATAGGACGGGAGTGTCGCGCTGTACATGATCACATTCACATAGGAGAGGTCATACAGGACATAATCAATCGGGAGGTTGAAAGCCTTGACCGCCCCCGCCACTATTGCCCAAACGCTGTCGCTTCTGTTACCACTTTCGTCGGGCGAAGCAGATTCGTTTCTGTCAGGAAAGTGGTAAGCCCGAAAAAATCCTGTAACTGCATATTCGCGAGGGCTTGGACAAACAGGTTGTATATCTCCTGCGGTGTGAGGTCTTCAAGGAGGCTGCTCGCGAGTTCCGCTTTCCTGTCAACTGTGACCGTGATTTTTTCAACGGTCTTCCAACGGACAAGCCCGAACAGGCGGCTGTGCTGTACTTCCTGTTTCTTTTCGACGGTTTCCGTAAGGTTTTTTGCGCCGAGGATAAGCGTCGCGAGGATGTCCCCGATAGGGCGGCAATACTTTGCTGTTGAAAGGACTTCCTCCACAACCTTTTCTGCATCGAGGCGGATAGAGGGTAAAAGACTAACAGCCTCCGACACAAGGATAAGCGTTGCTATGCTCGGCGGGGCTATTGTGTATTTCTTGTCACGGATGACAACATCTATCGGTTGCTGCAGTATCGCCTTTGCGGTCTTCTGCTCGAGGGTGGATTGTTCTGCCATAATATGAACCATAAAATGTGGTTACGGGTGGGGGAATCGAACCCCCGACTTCAAGCAAATGAGGCTTGCGAGATACCACTTCTCCAACCCGTGATATAGGCGGCGTTTGCTACCCCCGCCGCCGAGGGGCTTCCGAGAGAGGAACGAAGTTTAGGAGAGATCTCCTGTGGTTTTGGTGTAAGGCTTGACAGTCTTACCGCTTGCGGGCTTTAAGCACTTCGCCACATAATGGAGGAGTTTACCGTCGGCGGCAGAGTAGGATTCCTCCACGCTTACGACGCTCCTGTCAATCTGTGCTCCCTCGCAGGTGTCGTCCTCGGGGGTGATGCGGAAACAATGTTCGCCGCTGATCACACCGTCGTCGTCAGTGAAAGGACGAGTTCCGCCTTTCTTGACAAACAGGTCAAACTCGAGGGTGAAGGTGGTCTTGCCACGCTTGTAATCAACAATATCTCCTCCCTCCTCGTTGGCTGTCTTTTCCGTTCCCGCAGTAGGGGTGATTTTGGTGGTGTCCTCTTTCGGTGTGTCAATGGCTGTCCAAGAGGCAGACATTGCAGGTGCACCGCTTACGGACGGGGTGGTTTCGATTTTACATTTACCCCAAGATAAGATACTCATTGCTGTAATGTTTTAAGTTGTTGATATTCTATTCATTGAAATACTCGTAACGAAGCATAACAACGACAAAATGCTGTTGGATTTCGGGAGCGGCTTCCGTGGTGACAGTCTGCTGTACGGTAAACTTGTAATTGGAAACAGCGCAGGTGAGGCTTTCCGCCCAAGCCTGTGCCTCCGCTTCAAGAACCTCCGCCCGCGCACCGTCTTCAACCCATACTCCGTTCAGTTCAATGTCGGGGACATAGATATGCACGGTGACAACGCCCGTCTGTACCTGCGAGGGAAGCCCCGCCGTGAATATCACGACAGCGTCCTCGAGGCGGCTGTCACGGGGACGGTAACCCGCCCTGTAAACTCCTCCGTTGATAACAGACGCGAGGGTGCTGCTTTTCAACAGCCCCAAGATGTCACCCTGTATTTCGTGTCCTGTCTTTGCCATAGTGTCCTGTTATGCTCTTATTCCGAGTTCTCGAAACATTTGCGGTACTAACTTGTCAGCGAGCAGTTCGCTGCTGTCGATAACATCGTAACCGCGCTTCTTCACATAGGCGGCGTAGTTCATACCCGCCACGACGATAAGGACTATACCCGTGTTGTACTTCTGTGCGAGGCTGCGGGCGAACTGTTTTCCGTCCTTTGCCCCCTTGTCACCGTCCTTGACAACGCTGAAATCCGAAGACCTTACAATGCGCCCGTCCTTGACAATAATGTAACCTATACTGCTTCGGAGGTTGCCTGTTTGGTCTTTGTAGTTTCCCGCGCTGCGGGCTTGGTTCAACACTTGCTCGCCAACATAAGACAATCGGTAAAGCACCTCTTCGTCAATCGCGGCAAGCCGCTTATTGAGGTAGTCGGTGACTTCTCTCATAGGTGTTGTCTGTTTGATTGGCATTGTGGTTTGTCCTTTGTCGTTAATTTCTCGTGAAACGCCGTATTCGGGGCTTGAACGGCAAACCTTAATGGTTTTACCTTTGGTGTCCTTTGCGCCCCGCATTCGGGCTGAAATCGCTTATACGGTTATCTTGACCTGTCCGACGGCTTCAAGAGGCTCTGCGCTGATGATACTGAACTCCCCGACAAACCGACCCGTGTCTGTTTTGAGCCTCACGCGCTCGGCAGCGAACTCCTGAGGCTGTTCCTCTATCAGTATGGTAAAGGATTTCTCAATCACAGGCTCGCCTTGCGACTGTGCGAGGCGGTTCACTTTCACAGGGCTGAATTGGCAGGGGATAGGCTCACCCCAAGACGGTGTGGCGACACGGGGGAAACCCGTGGTGGTGTCCAACCCGCCTCCTGTCGAGGACTGCACCTCTATTGTCCCGTTCTGTATAATCATAGCCTTGACCCTTTATATCCGTAAATAGGTTTTGACGCTACTCCGTCGTCCCCGTACTTGGAGTACAGGGCTTTGGCTTGGTTACGCAGTTGCGTGCGCTGATCCTCGCTGAAAGAGTAACTCTGTCCGCCCTGTGAAATGTTAGGGGCGAGAGAGAGCCACAGGAGGAGGTCTGCGACGGCAAGGTTATACGCCTCGCCGTCGAGAACCTCCTTTGTAGCGTCTGCCGTCAGCGACAAACCCCGAGCCTCCGCAATCTCGACGAGGGTACGGAGGGGAACAGGGTAAGCGTTTACGCCTTTCAGTGATTCTTGAACTGTCGCCATAAGTCAGTTTCCGTTTTTGGTTTACTCCCAAGCCTGTCCGTCAGTCTTGAGGTAGATGTTACGGTAAGCGGTGTCGAATACAGGTACAGCATCAGCCTCGCCTATGGTAACCTCGCCTTTCGGCTCGATTGTTCCGTACTTCTTGACAACGGTGTGTGCGCGTACCGCACGCAGGATTGTCTCGTTGTTGTCAGCAAGGATGTCGTACTGTGTCGTTCCGAGGCGGGTGCTTTCGGAGAGGATAAGGCGGTTGCTTGCGAATGGGTTGCCCGAGGTGCTTGTGCCGTCCTGAAACTCGCGGGTGATGTCTTGGTCGATGACAACCAACTGAATGCCGTTGAGCCAAGCCTGTTTAGCAAGCATAGCGTTCACAGCGACGAGGTCGGGTGTCTGTGAGATACCGACAGCGTTTGCGAGGTAAGAGGCGCATGCCTTGATAATCTGCTCGGAGGAGCAAATCTTGTAGAAAGTGTCAAGGTTCACGAAAGCGAACTTCGGGTTCAGTCCGTCGCCCTTTGCTCCCGTAATCGCGGTCACGAGGTCACCGATGATGTCGGCGGAAGCAGCCTGTCCCCAATTGGAGGAGGTATGCTTTTTCTGCTTTTCAGCGTCAACATTATAGTCGAGGTCGAACTCGTTTGCGAATGTTGCGTTGTTGGTGGTCGTGAAAGCGAGTTTGCCCGCGTTGGAAGCCAAAGCCCAAGCGATGTACTCGAGTTCGGACTGCACGCCTCTGAAACAGAAGTCAACATCCTCGCCCCAATACTGGACGAGCCTTGTCGCGTCTTCGTCCTTTGCGAAAGCGAGGGCGGTTTGGTAGTCCTTGATTTCGCTGCGCTTCATTTCGCGGCTGATAGAGATGAACGGGAGGTCACCCTTTGCGCTCTCGAACAGAGGACGCTTCTTACGGATGATAGTTCCGTTGTCGGTGTGGAGGTCGGCGGCGACATTGCGCTTTGCTAACTGATTTGTCAAGGTCTGCCATACGAAACCGTTGACCTTTTTCACGGGGAAGTATGTGCCGAAAAGGAAAGGCTTCGCGTCAAAACTGTTGACGCGCGCCTGTATCATTTCCTGCGTAAGTCCCTCGATAAGAGTGTTTACGATTGTTGCCATTGTTCTTGTGATGATTAGTAGTTGATGATGCCTTTCAACTTACCTGCGATAAGGGCGGGAAGTTCGTTGCCTTTGGTTACGCCGATAACCCAAGCGTCGGTGTCGATGTTGCTGTTCTTGACAACAGGCTTGCCTGTGCCGACGACGGAAAGGGGTTCGTGTGCCAAGGCTGCGCCTGTTGCGCCCTCTGCCTTTGCGTGGAAGATGAACGAGGTGTCCTTGGTGAGGGCAACCCCGAGGGTTGTTCCGATTGTGATTTCATCGTAAGCGGCGTTCGAGGTGTCAACCTTGGTGATTGCGTAAGCCGCACCGTTCTCGGCGGCGCAGATTACATCGTCAACCTTGAAGTCGTGACCCTTGTAAACCTTGATTTTGACCGCTGAATCGACGGCGTTGGTCTGCACCTTTGCGAACTTCACAACGTGGCAGATACCGTTCACGGGTGCGCCGAGGACACGCCCCTCGTGGAGGAAATCAACATTGAGGTCGGCGGTTGCGACGGAAACGCCGCCGCGGATGTCCGCAACCTTATGGATGAAAACCTTGGGGAGGTTGGAATCCTTGCGCTTGTTTACTGTCATTGACATTGCTGTAGGATTTTTTGATAATTAAACTTCTGTGTTGCTGTTAGAACGGCTGATTTTCCTTGCTGACCGTGTCGCGCTTGTTGATAGCGTCAATCTGCTCCTTGGTGAGTTCGGCGGTCTGCTGTGCATGTCTTCCGTTCTGTGCGGACGGCTTTCCGAAAACCGACCCTTTCGCCTGTACCATTGTGGCAAGCCCGTCAACCTCTGTGGTGATTTCGCCGAGCAGGGTTTCAAACTCCTCGTCTGTAATTTTGTCAACAGGCGTGCGTTCGTAAGCCTTGCGGAGCGTTTCGGGCAGTTTTTCGACAACAGATGAAAGTTTCGCTTTGCGGGACGCTGTGGTGCGGTCACCCTCGAGGGTGTTCAACTTGTCGGTAAGAGCCTTGTTGCTGTCAACGAGAGCCTTCGCCCAAGCGGGCATATCCCCGTCCTGTTCTGTTTTTGGCGGTTGCGGTTCGATATGTTCGCCCCCTCCGATTTTCACGCCGTCTTTCAGCCCGTGCTTCTTTTCGTAGTTGCTTACCGCTGTGACCTGCGCTTCGGTAGCACGGCTGTCGCCGTAACTATCGATGATTGACTGCCAAGTGACACCCGCGACGGCGGTTTCCACCTGTTCTGTTGTGGTGACAGTCTTACCAAACTTGCTCTTGATAACCCTGTCGAGTACTGCATCACTGACCCCCTCAAATTTGGCTTTCAGTGCTGCGAGTAGTGCGTTGTAGATTTCTTTGTTCATACGTCTATGAAATTAACTGAAAAGATAATGGGACAAAGATATGCAATTTTATTTTAGTGATTGCAATATAATCACGAAATTTTGTTAATTAACTCGCTGAAGATTTTGATATATCGAAATTTTGACATATCAACCCCCGCGCACAGGGCGGACTGTCCCCGAAATAAAAGAAATTAAAGGAAGAGTTAAAAATATTTCGCAGAAGTGTGTTATAATTAAAATACTTCACTTATATTTGCAGTGTGATTTTAATATAAACACTTTGACCAAATGACAGCAACGATGAAATACACGAGCAAACAGATCAACAGAGATTGGCGAATCAAGGTTGACGGAATGACAGAGGACGGACAGAGGCTGCACACCCTTATGGGCGTGAGCGGCATCATCGCACTTATCGGGGAGGCGTTTTTACAGAAGTTCCTCGACAGGGCTTACGACAGTATGGCGGACAGTTGCACCTGCAAACTCCGCAGAGGCGTAGTTGTAACTTTTTATGCAAAATAATCCACGTCAGTATGAATACAGCACTTTCAATCAAGAACGCCCCCAAATCCTTCGGGATTTTCCTTATGGATCTTGATGTCGAGTTCCGTTTCAGTTACGGCGACTTCATCATTGAGAATACGCACGCTCCGCAGAAGTTTATAAACTACTGCCTTCGCAACGGCGCGAGTAAGGAGGATATCGACAAAATGGAATTTTCAGTAATTGAAATCAACGGTTAGCATGACACAGGAACAGATTACAATCATCGAGGCTGCATACCTCGCAGGGTTTGAACCCGCCGACGAACTCACAGGCGAAGCCCTGTTTATCAAAGCACAAGAATTTTTAACTATATCAGTATTAACCCTTTAATCAAACAGCAGTATGGAACAGATTTTATCCAACAACACCAACAGCGTTCAGCAAGGACTGAACGAGGTAGTCATTAACAAAGTTCGCCGTATGATTGACGGCAAGGCGGCGGGCGTTGAAGCCACGCTGAACCGCTTACAGGCGGAGGGCAAGATTTCACAGGACTTCATCGCCCCGATAGGAGTGAACCTCAAGATGAACGACCACAGCCCTGTAATCACCTTTGCGCACCCGCAGGACGGGCAGGTCGTGATGAATATGCCCGACGGGCAGTTCACGATGCACGACAACGCCATAGGGCAGATTGCCGACCGTATGGGAATCCCGCAGCGATACCTCCGCACCCTCGCGGGCGGCAAGGGTTGGCAGCGTGACCTCGCCTCCCACCTGTTGAACGAACACAGCGGTTGGACTGACCGCAGCCGCGTCCTCGTGAGGGCGGTCGGGACGCAGGTTCGAGCCGTGTTGAGCGACAGTTACCGCCGACTGAACAGCGTGGACATCCTCACGGCGTTCATTATGGAGGCAGCGGGACAGGGGGCTGTCGTGGCGGACGCTTATATGACCGACACGAAAGTATGGGCGGAAACGATACTCCCCGAGCCGTTCGTTATCCCGACACAGAACAACGGCGATGTGGTTATCTTTGCGGGCGCAAGGTTCAGCACATCGGACTATGGCGACGGGAGCGTTGATATGCGCTCGTTCCTGTTGAACGGGGCTTGTTTGAACGGTATGGTGAGGGAGAGCGTTATGCGGCAGGTACACCTCGGAAGCAAACTCCCCGACAACCTCGCCCTGTCACAGCGCACATACGAACTCGACACACAGACGACCGTGTCCGCCGTCCGTGACTTGACACAGGGGCTTTACAGCAAGGACAACCTCCTGCGCAAGGCTCACGAGATACAGGGCGCGAGCGAAATGGTCGTTGACCTCGACAACGAGGTAAAGAAACTCACCCGTGACGGTTGGCTGTTGAAAGCCGAGGGAGAGGCTGTGCAGAAGATATTGATGAACAACAATCCCGACGACGGAGTGACAGGCGCACCGACGCTGTGGAAACTCACACAGGCTATCACGGCACACGCCCGCGACCTCGAACCACAGAGAAGCCGCGAACTTCACGAAATCAGCGGCGAGTTGATCGGCAGGGTAAAACTGCCCGCATAAAGAATCACGAAGCCCGACAGCCGCCCCAAAACAGCCCTGTCGGGCTTTCATTAATCACCACAAGACAGACAACAGTTATGAATGCATACCAACAACTCAAATCCCGCCAACAGGCAAGGGTGGACGCTTTCCCGCTCGGGGCGGCGTTCAGCGACAAGCAGTTTACCGAAATGATGACAAACAGGTTCGGACTTCAAGACACGCCCGAGGACAGGCAAAAGATTATCAGCCTCGGTTACGGGGTGTTTATCCGCAAGTCCGACAAGGAAGCGTATGTCGCCCTTATGAACAGCATAAACAAAGAACTCGAAGAATTCCTCGAGGATGACGCGAACTTTATCGCCGCCTGTGAGTATGAATACGCCAACCACGAATGCCAAATCAGCGACGATTGGGAAGTGGGACTTCGTGCCCTCGGACTTTCCTATGACACCATCACGGACAGGCAACTGAAACTCGCGAAGCAAGCCCGAGATAATTTTTGGAGGCGGTGTTGTGAGAATGGTTGGTTTTAGTTATAGATTTCCGCTCCCGAAACTCCTACTTCACAGGGTTTCCGCGGCGGAAACTCAAGATAATAAGGGTTTCCGCGCCGATAACCCGAGCGTTTTGCTATGAGTTATGGCGCGCCGAAACCATATTAGTGCCGTGTTTTGGCATAGTTTCGGCAGTCCAAAACCCCATAGTAAAGTAAAGTAAAGTAAAGTAAAGTAAAGTAAAGTAAAGTAAAGTAAAGGATATACATAGGGCGGCAAACGGAGTTTTCCGTGTCCGCCGACGATAAAAAAATCAGTAGAGTATGGCGAAAACAGAATACATATACCGCGTGGCTTTCAACGAGCCACCCTTTGAGGAGGAAGACAGAACGGAGTTCTTCTTTCACAGCCTCACGGCGATCTATGAGAAATTCACCCCCGAGCAGGTCGGCTGCAAGGTCACCCGCCTGTGGAACATCGGCGTGTCGGACGGCAATGAGTACACCTCCCGCAGCGGGGATGTCCACATCACCCGTGAACCCATAGAACGCAAGCGCAGGGCTATCCTGTGCGACGATTAAACAATTTGCGCCCGCATGTCGCGCTTGAAAGGAAAGGGATAAGGGTTTATACCACTTTTCGTTTTGGCGGCGAATACGGGCGTATTTGATGAAAATAACTGATTCAGTGGATTTTTGTAATTCAAGAATAACCGTTAAATTTGCAGCGTTATGAGCAAACACAGCATACCCTCCCCCGTACAGAACGAAGCCTCCCGCAACGGTTTCAACAGAGTTGAATATGCGGGTCGCTTGGACGGCTTCGATTATTACTCCGTCGGCTGTGTTGACGGGAACGGGAACCCCGTCCCGACAGGGCTTCCGACATTCATACAGGATAACGGCGGGCGGCTTTCAATCATCAGCGGCTTGGACGGGTTGGATCTATGTTCCCGACTTTATTAGGCGTTTCGCGAACACGGGGTTGATAAGAGCGTCATCTATCCTCGTGACTCGAATCCCTGCGGGCTTCATGTTCAGCAGATATCTTTCGGCAAACTCATTGGCTTTCTGCCCCGATTGAGGGTCATACCATAAGAGGTTGCCGTTTTTCTGTCTTTCAACGATGAAAACGTGCGCGTCCTTGCTTTTCCACATGCAATATACCTCATACCGCCCTTGCGCGGTTGCGTGTCCCTCGATAAACAGGCGTTTCGCTTCAACTGTGTCGGCGAGACCGCTCGAAACAAAGGATTGAACCTGTCCGCCGTCCTGTGCCAAGAAACGCTGCGTCCAATCAGTCTTGCGTCCCGCACAGAACAAATCGAACTCCCTGTAGTTAATACCGTTCACAGAACCGCTCACGGGGTTTGCCATAGCCTCGATAGCGAAGCCCCTGCGCCTCAATTCGTATGCGAGCGTGCAGGTTTGACAGTTGTGATGATAGCCCAAGTCGCAGGCTTTCGGGATGTCGAAATTCGGGTTCGGGTGCTTGCTGTCCGCAGCCCCGAAAGGCATTATCTGCCCCTGTATCACAGGTAGAGAAGCGTTCAGTTTCTTGATGTTTTGCAACTGTTCCTTACTGAAATTCCCGTACTTCCTGTTATACTTCATCGCCTGTTCGTATTCGGCGAATGTCGGATAAGGGAGTTTCGAGCCGTAAGCCTCCCGCAGTGCTTTCGGGATGTACTTCTCGTTATCCGTGATGAAGTACGGCTTGCTGTATGTGCGCTTACTGCGCTCGGAATTGTCCTGCAGCCAATCTTTGAAAGCCTGTGGGACATCATCGACACGGTTCACGCTGTCCCCGTCGAGTGGTTCGCCGTTGAGAATCTTCTGCGTGTCAGCCTTGACTTCCTCCTCCGTTTTGAGGATTGAAACAGCGTGACAGCGGCAATATGGATGCCACCCCGTGAACTTAAAATCCTTGGGGTAACGCCCCTTCAATTCGTCACAGATGTCGGGTTCGGGGTGGTTGTTCGACAACTGTATCTCAATGCCGACAACAAAGTCAAGTTGCTTCCAACGCTCGAAGTCGGATGTTCTGTAAGCGATGTTCGTTTCCGTGGCGGCGAGGCGGCGGGCGTTCTTGTACGACGAGCGATAGATACCCTGCCCCGGATGATAAGCCTGTGCCGCCCGCGACAGTTGCAGTTCCCCGTGTTCGTCACGGACGCGACGGAACAGGCGGTCGGGTTCACGGAGGTACTGCTTCAAGTCGCGAGCCATATCAGCCGCGCTCTGTCCGCCGCGAAGCCCGACATCAATCCCGAGTTCGATTTCCTCCTTGAACTGCCCTGTGTATCGCCACACCCTGTCGGAGAGTTTCAGCCCCGCCTCCTTGCGGGCGATGAAAGCCTCGCGGGCTGCGTCGTTGGTGCTGAAATAACGGCGATACTGCGCCTGTGACAGTTTCCCGATATTGTCACCGAAAACCTGCCGCGCGAGTTCGCTGTTCTTGTTGTTGGCGAGCGTCCATTCAGCCTCAATGCCGTTGACAATGATGCCGTACATTTGGCTGTTCATCGCCGAGAACAGGCGTTCGACACGCTTGCGGAGGGTTGGATAGTCCGTGAAGCGAAACAGGCTCTCCGCCTTGAAATTCGGGACGGAAGTCGCCAACAGCGAAGCCTCCTTGATGACATCGTTATACAGCGCGTCTATCTGTCGCTGATAGCCGCTCATATTGGCGCGGTGCTTCCGTTCCCAAGATGATAGTTTCGGCATTCGGCTTACTGTCTTTTTTCGCCGTGATCACAGGCGGGGTCGTTCAGTTTGATTTCGGTTTCGGTGCGGGAGCAGCGTCCGCGTCCCGCCTTGCTGTCGTAGGCATAGACACAGCCCCCGCAAAGGAAAGCGGGAGCGGCGTGTTCAACAGCCTGTGTCGGTTTCTTTTTCTGTGCCATTGTCGTTGTCTGTTTTGGTTGTTATGTACTTGTCGTTGATTGTCAGCCCGACCTTGATGCGACCCTCCTTATACAGGGCGTTCAGCGCGGCTGACAGGTGCTGTTGGAACTCTATCCGCAGGACATAATCGGGGGAGCGGTGCGCGTCCACGCGAGCATGTTCGAGAGCCTGTATCTCCCGAAAGACAGCCTCCTTGAAACCGTCTGTCGGGGGAACGACAATCGGTTCAAGGGGCGGTCGCGGGGTGTACGTCGGCTGCGCCTGTACTGCGGGCTTGACGGTTTTCCTACTCATACGGCTCGAAGACATCCCCCTCCTTGTCTTTCTCTATCTCCTCGATTGTCTTATCGACATCGTCGCTGTGTCCGTACTCCTCGATACTCTCGCGCTGTGACATCAGCGGCTTGCCGCCGTTCGCAGCCATAAGGTTCGTGATAGTGTCCTTGTCGTCGGTTATCGTGAACGCCGTGATGACGGTTGCAACAGGGAGAGCGTCGATGTCGGCGTGATACTTCTCGGGGAGCATAGTCTTGAGGAACGCCTTGACGACATTCACTTCACGGTCGAACGCCTCGATAAGCCGCCCGCTCTCGTCCTTGACTTTCAGTTGACAGTCGATGAACAACTGCTTGCGGCTCTCGCCCGACATCGCGTTGGACTTCATGCTCTCGTAACTCCAATCGGGGAGTTGCAACTGTGTAAAGAAAGTCTGCCGCAGTTCCGTGACAAAGAACTTCAAGTTCTCAACAGCCTGTTGCCAAGTGACATACTGCGCCGTGCTGCCTTTCGGGTACTGCATAACAGCCTTGAACTCCGCCCGCTCGTCCTTTTCGTCGCCGTACTGTATCTGTTCGTCGGCGAACACGACGAAAATCGGTTTGCTGTTCTTACGGAGGTAGTTGCCGTTGCGGGACATCGCCCATTCCATTTCAAAGACAATCTTCGAGGTGTCCTCCCATATCGGGGTGGGGCGGTAGGCGTACACACAGGGTATCTTGCCGAGCGTGATAGCCTCGTCCTCGACAATGCCCCAATCACCGTTCTCGTTGCTGAACTTGATATGTCGGTCGGCTGTGTAGGTGTCGAAGAACGACACTGTCTTCTTCCCGACCTTGCGGGTATAGCCGATAGACATCGCTGTCATATCCCCGTACTCGTCAAACAGCGGGTACAGTTCATCGCCGAGCATAGGGGAGAAGTTGCGGCAGCGGAGTTTCGTCGGGGAATCGAAGCCGTACAGGTTGTTCGGCTGCTCGGCTGCGTACCAAAGCGTCATGACCTCACAGCCCGCGAACAGCATATTGCAGCGTTCGATGTTCACGCTGTCAATGCGGTTGCGGTTGAAGATTGCTTCGAGGTACTTCGCGATTTCAGCCTGTGTGTCATTCTCGGGCTTGTAGATGCGCTTCACGGGTATCCCGCAGACGAGTTCCGTCATTCGCTTCGTGGCGAGCCTCTGCAGGTCGTAGGTTATGCGTGTCACGCGGTCGATAGTCCCGTCATCGTTCACTACATCGGGGTACAGGTTCTTCTTCATCACAGGGTGTTCCTGTGGGTTGTACTCACAGCGAAGCCCCTTTGCCCCGAACCAAGGCGGGACGATGATAGACTTTTCTTTCAGCGCGGCAACCTTTTCCGCCGCCGTCAACTCGGGCGCACCGAGGATTTCTTCGATTGTTAGTGTAGGCATTGTCTTTTGTTTTTGTATGTTATTGAATATCAATGTACTAATCGTGACAGACGGGCTGTGTCGATAGGCTTGCGGACGCGCACAGGGTAGAAAGTGTTGGCGAGCGCGTCGAAACGGTCGGTGCTTCGCCCGATACGCTTCTTGATGTCGTCTTTCGGCTCTATCAGTATGCGCCCGTCGCTGCGGACGCTCCAACGGATTTCCGTCGCCTCCTCGTCAAACAGGCTGTCGGGCGGGAGCATAGCCCCTGTGTTGTTGCGGGGGTCGAGCCAATCGCGGACAGCCCAAAACAGGTAAGCCCTCATATTGGCGAAGCGGCGTTCCCCTGTGGTGTCCGACAGTTCACGCTCGTTCATCCTCGCGGCTTCGCTGTACTTGCAACTGATGATGTACGGGCTGTTCGGTTCGACTTCATTACAGCGGCTGTAAACGCCTGCACCCTCGCCGATTGTGTCTATGCTGACAAACAGGCGGTGATTGTGCTGTCGGGCGGCGCGTATCTCTCCCGCCACCCTCATGTGATCAGCCGTGCCGCCGCTGTTTTGGCAACGGAACGGTGCGACCCAAATGTTCTTGCGCCGACAATAGACCGTCGCGTCGCGTCCCATACCCGCGACATCGACACCGAGGCACTCCTGCCAATCATCGGACGGCTCAATGCCGTGAGCCTCTTTCCAACGCTCGTGCGCGGCTTCAAGCCACTGCATCGGGATAAGGACATCCTCGGCGACTTTCGGGAACTTTCCCAAAACCTTGATACGGAACAGGTCTTCGGGACGATACCAACGCCCCTCAAACAGGAAGTCGTCGAACTCCTCCGTCACCTCCTCCGCGCTGATAGGCGTACACCATTGTTGCAGTTTGTCCTGCACCCAAGCGTAATCAACCTGCCCCGCGAAGCGGTTCGAGTGTTCAACGACATTCGGGGCTGTGAGGCTGTTCAGTCGGAACTTCGCCCAACGGTCACCCTTTTGGCTGCGGGCGGCATAGCCGACAAGGGTGTTCGGGTTGAACACGATAAGGATTCGGGAGTTGCCCTGCAGGTTTCCCTCGATAGCCTCAAAGATGTTCTCGCTGATACCCGAAGCCTCCGTCACGACGAACATCGTGTTCACGGCGTGGAATCCCGACCAAGCCTCGTGGTTATGCTCGTCCGCCTTGAAGCCCGTCAAGAACCATTCCTTGCTGTCGGTCTGTATGTCGTAGGCTGTCAGTCGTCCAGGCAGGGTTGCCCCGCGAGCCTTCGCCCTGTTGAACAGGCGGCTGATTTCGGGAAGCATAATGTTTCGCACCTGTCTGTCCGTCGGGGCTGTGAGGGCGACCTTTGTGTTCTCGACGAGTTCACCTTTCCTGTTCCAACGGGGTGTGAGGTACAGGAAGCAGAGGGCGGCGACGGCAGCGACAAAGTCCTTTCCGCGGGCTGTCCCCGAGGCGACGCTTGTGCGGGGGTTGTGCTGCACGGACGAGAGTATCGCCTGTTGCTCCGCGTCAAGGGTCACGCCGAGGACATCACGGGCGAACTTATTCCAATCCGCACGCCAAGCGTTCATCAGCGCGAGGGCTTTCTGTCGTTGTTCCTGTTGTCTTGGTGTCATTCCTGTTGTAAGCGTTTTTGCGCCCCGTACAGGGGCTTTTGTTGTTCGGGCGGTAAAGTTGTCCGACTAATCGGCTTCGGACGCTTGTGTGGGCTGAAATGCGGCTTCTCCGCCCTGTTCCGCCTCGTCTAACATTCCGCTTTCAACGAGGAACGACGCAAAGGACATCTCCCCGCTGATGTCTTTCTTCTCGGGTGCGTACAGTCCGAGGAGTTTGCGACGCTCCGCGAGTTGTGCGCGTATCTCCGCGATGTAGGACGGGTTACCCAAGCCGACAACATTCATCGCCTTGGTTTCAACGCCGTAGGTATTGATGCTCTGTTGTCCCGTCTGTTCGTCGCGCTTCGGCGTTCCCTTGCGGGTGTTTGTCGTGCGGGTATAGTCCTCCTTGGACTTTTCCCATTGTTCCCATAACTCGCGCACGGTGTCGTCGATGCGCTCCAACTCCAACTGTAACGCCTTGTCCATATCCTCGAGGCGGTTTTCACGCCACTCATCAAGGAGGAAATGGATGTCGCGGTTCACGGTCTTGAGGCTGTATGTCGGGAGCGCGAGCCGCTTCATCACCTCCGCCTGTATCTGTCGGTAACTGTAACCGCGCTTGTACAGTTTGGCGACTATCTCGAGCCGCCCCTGCTGTATTTGGTTTCTTCGTTTTGTCTGTGCTTTGCTCATAATCTGTAAAGTTGTTTGAAACGCTCACAGACGGCTTCCGCCGCCTCCCTTGTCGGGTAATGGTGTGAGCCGAAATGGTCGCGGGTGTACCACTTGCAGGTTTTCTTGTCGTATTCGAGTGTCCCGATATAGTAACCGACACGGTCAACGAGAACCTGCACCTCCGCCGTGTCCCGTCCGCCCCAACGGTTGAAACGCCTGTCGACGGTGTGCTTGAAGTCCTTTTCCTTGTACTTGACATCGAACTGCGCCTTTGCGCTCATACACTTCTGCACATACGCGGGGCTGTTCCTCACGAAGCCGAATTTCAGCCTGTACAAGTACTCGTCCGCACACTTGTAACAGCCGCCGCAGCCGTCAGCGGGCATAACATCAGCCCCATATTTGGCGATGTTCGCCTTTCGTATCATCGGGCGGCGGAAGTCGGGCGTTATACAGGTCGAAAGAAGCGGGATCAGCCGCCTGTCATACGCCTGTATCGTATAGAACGATTGCAGCGTGTTGCACATCGGGCAATACAGCGACAGGTCGGGGACGAACTGCCGCACAAAGAAGATGTACCGCCGCAGGAGGTCGAAACTGTCGGACAGGTCATAGTCAATGCTGCAATGTGCGCTGTCATCATCGAAACAGTTGCCGAAGCCGAAGCGGTGTACGCCCTCTTTCAGCCCCTCGTCAATCAGCAGGGACAGGATAAGGAGGTTCTTCATCGGGTGTTCGTTCCACTCCTTGTTGCCCTGTATGTTCAGTTTGATTTCACGGAACGGGAAGCCGCTCGCCCGCGCTATGCTCTCGGCGTGACGCTTCTCGCTCGGGAGGCTCTTATTCACGCCGCTGACATAGACAAGCGTCGGCGCGAAGCCGTCCTGTGCCGCCCGTATAGCCGTCGCGAAGCCGTCCTTGCCGCTGCTGAAAGCGACGAAGATGCGCCCCTTGACAGCGGGCTTCGGGACGGGGAGGACAAAGGAATCGGAAGCCCCCTGCAAGAGGGAAACTCCCGCTTTCCTGTTCACAATGTTCAAGACGCTGCGGAGGCGGCTGTTACAGGCGACCGCCGTCGGTAGGCTCTTGACGCTGTACAGGCTGTAAAACTTGGCGAAATACCGAGTCAGCGTATAGTCCTGTGGTATGTTTGTAACCGTCTGCATATCAGCCCCTGTACTCCATTGTGATATTGTTCACTTTCTTGCCCGTCTCGCGCTCCACCTCCACGAATCCGAGGTGTTTATAGAACCCTATCGCGTTGCTGTTGTAATCGACGACATACAGTTGCAGGGTGTCGTGCTTGCGTGTGCGGATAGCCCGCTCAATCAACTCACGCCCCAAGCCCTTGCGTGCGCTGCATATCTCGTAGATGCGGCTGAGAGGCTTCTTCTTCAAGTTCTCGAGCCACAGGTAACCGTCGATAGCACCCGTTTCGGGGTTTCGCTCAATGTGGATGTCACCCTTGGCGATAGCGTCCTTGATTTTCGGGTAGTGCTCATACGCGATCAGTTTCTTCGCGATGTACGGCTTGCGGAACTCGACGAGTTCTTTCATCAGCCTGTCCTCCTCCGTGTCGTGTATCGGCTTGCCGTTCTCGTCAACGACCTCCGCTTCAACGGGCTGTTCCTCACCGTCGGCGGTGGCTTCGGCTGCGAACGCCTGTTCATCCTCGGGATTGTAGTCTATCTTCGGGAAGTTGGCGCGGATGTCCTTCGGGTCGCCCTTATAGAAGACGAGGATATTTTGATGCATCTTCGCGATCTTGCGGCTCTCCATATATCGGGAGGCACGCAGGGCTGTGCTTGCGCCCGTTTCAACGAGGATGATTTCGTTATAAAGGCTTGCCCCGCCCTCCTTGAAGATGCGCTTGACATCATCCGTAAAACTGTAATAGAAGCCTGTCTTCTTGTCGCGGACATCGCCGACAACGACAACAGCGAAGCGGTTCGGCTTCAAACAGGTGAGCGCAGCCTTGAACGCCTTGTCGAGGATAGCGATAAACTCCTCGTAGGTGCCTTGGTTGGAAGCGTCGCGCTCGTCTTTGCTGTAAACTTCGAGGTCATAGTACGGAGGGCAACTGAACAGCATATCTTGGCTCTCGGGGTCGAAGTGCTTTGCGACATTCTGCCCGTCGTCACAGATGTATTCGATGTCAAGACCGCGCCCCTCGAGGACACGGTTGTTGATGTCCACCTGCTCCTGCCGCAGTTCAACGCCGCGGAAACTGAACCCGCACATCGCGAAGACTAAACCCTTGTAGGTGTCGCCCGCGAAACAGTCGAAGATTTTCGCGCCCTCGTAAGGTGTGAACCACTTGCACATCGTTTCGCTCAACACAGGGTCGAACAGGCTCACGCCCTTTGACAAGACCTTGTTCGCCTCGTGTTCAAGAACCTCTGCGGGGACATACTTCTCGATGTATTCCTTGAACGATACTCCGAGTTCCTCGCGGTGCTTGCGGGTGCGCTTGTACAGGTCTTTGTACTTGATTTCGGGGCTTGTTATCAGTTTGTCGTTGCGGCTCTCGCCCATATCCCCAATCTGCTCACGCCACATCTTCTTGCGGGCTTGCCAATAGCCCTTACGGGTGTCAAGGATAGAGAACGGCGGAACGACGAAACGGTCATTGAGTGAGGCGTTCTGCTGCTCGCTTTCACCGCCGCCGTCATCTGCCCC